CCTTGTCTGAATCTTTAGCAAGATTCTCTAGTAGGGGTCTGATAAAGTTATCTAGTTTGTTGATAACTTCAGTTGCTGTTGTGGTCTTCTCAACTATCTTAGTGTCAACAGATGCAAGTTCATCTGCATCCATAGCTGTAAAACCGAAGTCGTTGTAGTCTATTTCTGCCATAGTATTATTTAGTGAATCTCTCCATGTCTCTTAGAGTTTCTTTATCACTTTGTATGTTCTGATAATTAGCATGTGCCTGTAGAGTCACATCTGCAATCTCGTAATCTGGATAAGATGTAATCAGTTTGTAAATCAGACCTGCGACATCTTGGTGTTTAACACTAGGTAGGTTTTCATGGTTTAGTAATCCCAAGTTGATTGTGGTCATCTTGTATCTCTTCTTAGAGTTGTATTGTAGATTGTTTGCAAGATGGTTGAGTTGTGCCTTCTCAGATGAATACATATAACCCTTTGATATATTTGGTTGGGCTGCACGACTGGAGATATTGATAATGAATTTTGTCTTCTCGCCTTCCCATGCTTCATGTGTAATGTTTAGAATCTCTGTCTGGTCTTGATGTGCAAGATTGATTAGAACATCGCATGGTCTATGCCCATTATATATCCAACAATTAGTTCCGTTCATGGTAATGTCGTCACACCTAATCGGCGTCACTTCAATTGTATCACCTCGATGAGGTGTTGCTTCAAGTGTGTCTTTGATTATCTTTGCAAGACCACTAGTTCCTGTTATTGCTACTCTCATAATATTCCTTCACTATATTAAACGATGGTTTGCCAAATAGTGAACCATCTACACTACATTTATTACAAGGAGACATACTTCTATCTCCCTTCATTAATTTTTTACGAATCTTTGTCATGGGTTTACTGAACCATACATCGTGTAAACTATCTTGTAATAGATTACCAACAACATGTTCTCTACCCCAATCGTTAGAACAGAACAACACATCACCGTTCCAGTCAACAAACATTTTGTAGAAAGGGTAATGACAAGGCTTACCTTTTAGATTCTCTATACTATCATCTTCGATGCCGACCCAATCTACAACACCACTACGATTGTTTAATATGAGTCCGTGTTTCTCAAAGTCTCCCCAATGCATACGATACTTGTATTGGTCTTCTCTCACATTCGACATCATCTTCTCGAAGTGTTCCATTTGTTCTATGCCATCATACAGATTGATGTAGAGTAAATCTAAACCTGCACGATATAATTTGTGTGCATAGTCTTCTGTTAGTTTATCACCATTGGTGTTGCACTCAAGTGTGGCATGTGGCAATGCATAATTAAACTCTCGTACAATGTCAATGAAGTTTGGGTTGAGTAGATTCTCACCGAACCCACTGAATGATATCTTGCCTTTGAATCCGTTTTCACCTAACTCTTCTGCAATCGTTGTTGCACCCTTGACGGTCATGTGTAGATTTCTATTAGGGAATACTTTAGGGTCGTGTCTAGGACAAAATACACATGTTCTATTACAGAGTTCGGTGCTATTGATTTCTACTGTAAGAATAGAGTCGAGAGGTTTAGAACCCTTGTTTCTTTCCCAATGTTTCTTTTCTTGTTCTCTACGATGTTCTAAGAAATCGTATTGGTCAACTGCTGTAATTGGAATGTTTCTATTATCTTCCACATTAACTACTTTGAGTAAGGTGGTTGATTGTCCCAACGATAAAACTCTCGTTTCTCTGAGTGCCAGTACCAACCAGTATTTTTCTGTTCGGTCTGAGGTGTAGTAGATTCATTATAGAGTCTACTTTCTTTTTTAAATTCTTTAGTTTCGTTAATCATGTTTAAGTACCATATTGCCATTCGTTTATTTATTGTATCTTACGACATACCATATGTCTAGGTGTTTCTTCAGTATCATTGAATATTTCTGTTTCATATTCTCCCTCATTGAACATATCTTTTGGTACAACTATAAACTGACCACAATCATCCTTATTAAAATTGTCTGACTTAGGATTGGCGTTTATTTGTCTAAAGAATATTTCTGATTGATATGAAGCCGCATCAAAGGGTAAGGGTTCAAATGACATAAGAAATTTATCATATCTTCTGTAGATGTTCATAACATCATACAATTGGTCGTCAAGATATCTACAACCTAGAATGGTTGATACTTCTGTTGGTAAGTCAATACGAAAGAGATTCTTTGTATTAAGACTCTCTTCGTATGATTGACATAATTCGGCGTTTACGATTTCTCGTATGGTTATCTTAGAAGTAACCGCCGTCTTGTATATTGGGGTTATCATTTTCACCTTCATCATCTTCAGCAGATACAAACTCACCACTCTCTTGGAGAGATGCAATGAACTCATCTACTTGAGTTAAGAAACTTGCAATCATTACTGCCTTAGTATCTTTAATATCTAACTTGAAATCTAACATAGCGCCTTGTGCAAGAATGCCTGTCTTAGTCATTGCCTTAAGTTCTGACTCTGAAGGTATAGTGACCTCTTCGTATTCTTCTTCTTCTTCGACTTTCGCATTGTCAAGTTTTTCTTGAGCAGCTGCAAGCATATCTTCTTCGGTGTCGTAAGTAGGAATACTTTCTTTAGGTTCTTCATAACCAATATCTAAACTAGGTTCATCTGGTCGTTGTGAATTACTGATAACTGGTGCTGACGGTGATGGTGCAGGTTCTGGTGTTTCTCTCTCTTCGATGTAAACACCATCAGCAAGTTCTTGTCTTACTGGTGCATAGTCTTCGTCTGAGATTTCTTCGTCTGCCTCTGCAACTTCATTAACTCTGTCTACTTCATCTAAGAAAGATTCTGTTGTAGTTCCACTTGGCGTGAAATCAGTTGTTGGTTCTTCTGCAACAAAGTCTTTAAATGCCTTCTTAGTTTCTTCTACTTTCTCTACGAAGTCTCCATCGTTTGAGATTGGTGTTTCTTCTACTACAGGATTTACCATTCTTGCCATTTGAAATGCACGAGAAGGTTCTTTAGGTTCTGAAGGTTGAACTGGTGCAGTAGCAATGTTGTCTTTCTCTACTTGTACCATTGCATCAACTTGTGCCTGTTCTTCAGCAGTAAGTTGTGTTGCAGTTTGTCCTGATTGAAGACCAATCTTACCATCTGCATTTAAGTCCATTGAAATGCCATGAGACAATAGAACTGCTTCCATATTTGCAAGTTTTAGTTCTGCTTCTTTTCTTCTTTGTCTCTCAGCAGTTTCACCATTTTTGATTGCCTGAATAGCAGCTTCTTGTTTTGCGATTTGTTCTGCCTGGTCCATTTCTGCCAAGTCTGCTAATCTCTTCTGAGCATTTTGAATTTGTGTATTGTACTCAATTTGAGCAGCGTTGATTTCATCTCTAAGAACAACAATAGCATCTAAGTCAGCAGGCTTAAGCATACCAGACTTTAACTGATTGTCAATCATTAATGAGATTACACCCAAGACATTTGGGTTAAGGGATGATTTGAATTCGGTAATTCTTTTACGAATTCTATCGGACTCTGTAAGTTCCTCTGTCACCTGTTGTTGTGCGAATGTTTGTTCTACCATTATAATTTAACTCCATGGAGTCCGACTCGACTAGAAAGTTTATACATCGGAAAGTGTTATAACTTTCCCTAGAATTCTATGTATAGTCTCTGCGGACATTAATATTTATTTAAAAATTAGCGTTAGGAAATGCTTTTTCAGCAATTTCTTTTGTTATGTTTTTGAACGGCCAAATCTTATCTTTGACTAGTTCCATTAGTTCTGCCTCTTTGGGAGGTATACTTTCCATCAATTCAATCCACATAGACTCTCTTCTAAGTCCTTTGACTTCATTGGTGCAAAAGTATTTGAATTTTCTAAACTCAAATCTTAATGATGTTTCAGTTAAATCACTATCTGGTGCATCGTTTGGTTTGTACGGTGTTTTGCCTTCTGGCAATTGACTTACAATGTTGTCATTAAATGCCCACTGTAATACAGGTTGTACTGCACCATTGTTTTCACCAAAGACTCGAAGACCATTTATTGCATTGTCTTCATTGTCCTTTGCGACTAACTCTGCTTGACATAGTATTTCATATACATCAGCATTCTTTTGTAAAGTTTCCCTTTTTGAAATAAGTTCTAACTTTGGTTTGTTTGGGGCACCCTTAGGTCTCCCTCTTCCTCTTTTCTTCTCGGTCATAACGAAAAATCTCCAATATTATCTATTAATTGATTCAATCTTTGTGTTCGTAAATAATCAAAGACTTTGCCTTTGACTGGTTCTACTTT